GTGACGGCTACGAGTTTTGTTGTAGGTAATGGTCAATTTTATAGAGCAACAAGAACTAGCGGTAGTTTAATTACTGATATGATTGGCATCCCTTCTGGGACTAATGATGTAAGGGTTTTAACTACGGGAGCATTTAGTGTGGTAAGCGGTGGTCTTTCATCATTCTTGCATATTACAGATGCAGGCAACGTAGGCATCGGCACGGCTAGTCCTGGGGGTTTAATCCATTCATTAAAATCAGGAACTCCAATAGCAGGTGTAGGTGATGAGGTTTTCATAGGTCAAAATACTTCAGGTGCAAGCAATTCCGCTGTGACAATTGTTTCAAACAATGAAGCAATTATAAGGATGACAAATACCACAAATGTGGAACTAGGCAAAATCCTTTATAATACCACTTCAAACTTCATGAGGTTTGACACAAATACCACCGAAAGAATGCGCATCACTTCGGGGGGGGCTTTAAAGGCTAGTACTACAGGTTCTTATTTGAGTGCTACAGGAACAGGTCATGAATTAAGAGCAAACAAAGGAGATGGTGCTGCTTTAGTTGTAAATAATATTAATACATCTTCGCCTTATGGCCTTGCTATTGTATACGGTTCAACAAGAAACAATAATGTTGATTTTTTTATTGAATGTGTTGATTCAACAGCCACAAGATTCATAGTTAGTTCAAACGGGAATGTAACAAACACAAACGGATCTTATGGTGCAATTTCTGATATCAAATTAAAGGAGAATATTGAGGATGCTACCCCTAAACTTGATGACCTTCTAAAAGTAAAAGTAAGAAATTACAATTTGATAGGCGAAGAGACTAAGCAAATCGGGGTAATTGCTCAAGAACTAGAAGAGGTATTCCCTGCAATGGTTTCCGAATCTGAAGACTTCGAAGAGGTAGAAGTTCCACAATTGGATGAAGAAGGAAACGAGGTGCTAAATGAGGAAGGTGAAGTAGTAACTACTAAGGAAAGAGTAAGCAAAGGTACTACCACCAAGTCAGTAAAGTACTCAGTTTTTGTACCTATGTTGATTAAGGCTATTCAAGAACAGCAAGAGATTATAAATGAAATGAGAGCAGAAATAGATTTACTTAAAACCAAATAAAAACAAAATGAAAATCACGCTTAACGAAGACCAAATCAAAATGCTAGAAGCATGGGCGCAAGAACTGCCAACCAAGTACGGGATGTCCTTCATGCAATTCCTAGCACAGCAAGTGCAGGAGCAGAACCCGAAGGAAGAAGCAGAAGCAGAATAAAACATGGGGAATCAAAACGATTCCCCTAACCTTTAAAAACCTAACCCAATGGCTGAAGAAAATAAGATCATTTTAGATGCGGATGTCAAACCCCTGAAGAAACAATTAAGGGAAGCGACTCAAGAACTACAACAAGCACGGCAAAAGTACGGTGAACTAAGTGATGAAGCGGTACAGGCAGCGCAGAAGGTAGCAGGCATTCGTGATGAGATTGATGCAGCCAATGAGGCGGCTCAGTTATTTGATCCAGGCAAAAGATTTCAGGCATTGACTACGGCAGCCTCCACAGCAGCCGGAGGTATTGCAGCGGTTCAGGGTGCTATGGCTTTATTCGGTAACGAATCTGAAGATGTAGAAAAAGCACTCTTGAAAGTTCAGTCTGCAATGGCACTTTCTCAGGGGCTTTCTCAGTTGAAAGACATAGGCAAAGTAGGTGAGCAGTTGAGCATCACCTTTAAGGGATTAACGGCAGGAGCAAACGGATTTAAAAAGGCTTTGATCTCTACGGGGATTGGTGCTTTGGTAGTGGCTGTGGGCTTATTAGTGGCCTATTGGGAAGACATCATGGCTTTGGTGGGTGGTGTATCAAGTGAGCAGAAAAAACTCAATGAACAGACCCAAAAAGACCTAGCAGCAAATCAGGAAAAACTTGAGGCAATTGATGGGCAGACTAATCAATTGAAACTTCAGGGAAAATCTGAGGAAGAAATCCTTCAGTTGAAGATGGCACAAACTGATGAGGCTATCAAATCGGCAGAAATCAATCTTCAAAATGCAGAGGCTACTAAGCAAGCACAGGTAGAAGCGGCTAAAAGGAATCAGGCTATCCTTGCAGGGATACTGAAATTCGTGTCTCTACCATTGACAATGATCCTAGGATCTATTGATAATATCAGCATGGCCTTGAAGCAGTTTGGGGTCATTGAGGAAGCAACTAGTCTACTAGATGACACCACTAACTACCTAGCCTCTTTTGTATTTGATCCTGAAGCGGTAGCGGAAGAGGGAGATGCTACGATCAAAGAAGCGCAGGGTACTCTTGACCGATTAAAGGAGCAAAGAGCAGGCTATGATTTGGCAGTAATGGAAGGCCAAAAAGCAGCCGGAGAAAAGGCAAGTGCAGAAAGAGAGAAGCAGATGCAGAAGGAGATGGAGGCTGAGGCTATCCTTCAGGAAGCAAGAACTAAAATGCTAAACGAGCAGCAGCAGCAGGAGGAAGCAATCAGAAAAACCTATGCTGAAAAGCAGAAGAAACTAGATGAAGCAGGGGTAAAGGATGACGGCAGTTTGGAGGCTGCAAGAAGCAAAGAACTTCAGGCGGTACGGGATAAATTCCAAAAGGAGGAAGAACAGAAAGAGGCAGAATTCCAGAAGCAATTGAATGACATTAGAACTCAGATAAGGCTTGAAGGAATCACAGATGAAAACGAAAAAGCAAGGGAGCAGATCCTGATTGAATACCAAAAGCAGAGAGATGAAATTCTCAATAATGAGAAACTAACTTCTGAGCAAAAGACAGCACTACAACTAGAACTTGCACAGCAGGAAAAGCAGGCACTTGCTACCCTACAAGAGAGCATTGATCTAGCAAATTCAGAAAAGGCTATTGCTAAACTAGATGCAGAGATGAAAGAGGCGGAGGCAAGTTTCCAAATTCAAAAGGATTTGATTGACCAGAAACAAGCATTGCTTGATGAGCAGTATAAAAATGATTTGATTTCTCAAGAGGAATATAACTTAGCAACAGAGGCAAATACAGATGCTAGAATAGAACTAGATAAAAAAGAAAAAGAAGCAAAGATGGCAAATGCCGCCAAGATTGGGGACTTGTTAGGAAGTCTTTCTAATCTTGTAGGTAAAGAAACGGCAGCAGGGAAAGCGTTTGCGGTCGCACAGGCTACTGTAGACACTTATCTATCTGCTCAAAAGGCATATCAGTCTATGGTAGGTATACCTGTGGCTGGACCTACTTTGGCAGCGGTAGCGGCAGGTGTAGCGGTTGCAGGTGGTCTTAAAAATATTAGAGAAATTACACGGGTAAAAGTACCAGGTGGAGGAGGTGGAGTTTCTGCTCCATCAATCACAGCGTCTGCTCCTGCCGTGACTTCAGCAGTTCCAACTTTGGGAAGTAGTCCTGTAACTGCATTGGGTTCAATGATGCAGAATCAGCCTCCGATAAGAGCCTATGTGGTAGAAAGCGAAGTCACAGGAACTCAGAAGAGGGTAGCAGATATTGAACGTAGAGCAGGATTCTAATACTTAAAGATATGGAAAAGAAACTACCACTATATGAAATGATGATCGGGGATACTATCGAAGGTGAAGAAGAAGTAGACTTCATTGCCTTAGTAGAATACCCTGCAATTCAGAAAAACTTTTTAGCCTTTTCGCAGCAATTTGTAGAGCCTAGCCAAGGGGAAAGCAAAGAAGATTTTCTACCTAGATGCATTGAATATATGATCAATGAGGGTAAAGAATCAGATCAGGCTGTGGCTATCTGCTCGACTCAATGGGAAGGTAGATTTCAGGAAGACTCATATAATGACTACCCTCAATCAGCCAAGGATAATGCCGAGCGTGGTATTCGGTTGAATGAAGAAATAGGTAATAGATGTGCTACTCAGGTAGGAAAGGTCAGAGCGACTCAAATAATGAATGGTGAAAACCTTTCTAGAGAGACCATCCGTAGGACTTATTCCTACCTAAGTAGAGCAGCCGAGTATTATAACCCAGATGACACAGAAGCCTGTGGGACTATCTCATATCTTTTGTGGGGTGGTGAACCTATGCTTAGATGGGCAGAAAGCAAGATGAATCAGGAAGACTTTCGGGCTGTAGGTTTTAACAAGTTCAGCATTGAAAACCAAGATCAAAGAATCGTGACTGGGCCTTTGATGGTAGCGGATCTACCGATCTACAGAAGGGATCAGGATGAGGAGTACTACGTTTCTTTCTCTGCTGCCGAGATCAAAAAGATAGTACAGAGATTCTTTAAGAAAGGATATCAAAGCAAGGTAAATGTAGAGCATAGCACTCCGGTAGATGGGGTCTATATGTTTGAATCCTACATCATTGATCGAGAAAAAGGCATCATGCCTCCTAAAGGTTTTGAAGATATCTCAAATGGCTCATGGTTCGGGTCTTTCAAAGTTGATAACGAGAAGATATGGAACGAAGTGAAGGCAGGTACTTTTAAAGGCTTTTCTGTGGAGGGACTTTTCCGATATGAGAAGACCAATAAAGTAGTAACTCAGGATGAGCAGATCATGCAGCAAATCTTCAAGATACTTTCTCAAATTGAACATTAAAAATCAATTTAATATTTACAATTATGAACGCAAAAGAAGCACTTGTAGAAATCAAAAAACTACTTTTCTCAGAGGCAGAAAAGCAGGCAGCCTTCGCACTTGTTGAAGGTAAACTTGTGGATGGCACAGTAGTAGCCTACGATCTTGAGGCGGGTTCGATCTTTGTAATCGGTGAAGATGGGGCACAAATCCCTGCACCTGTTGGGGAGCATCAACTTGAATCAGGTGAAATCGTAGTAGTACTCGAGGAAGGTAAAATTGCAGAGGTAAAGAAAGCAGAGGAAGAGCCTAAGATCGAAGTAGAGATTGAGGCTGCTGCTGAAGTACCTGCTGAAGAAGATCCTAAGAAGGATGAAGCAATGGCCAAAGTAGAACAGGCTATGGGTGACCTTGAAAAAAAGGTAGAAGAATTGACTGCTAAGGTGAAGGCAATGGAAGAGAAAGCAGAAGAGGTAAAGGAAGCGGTAAAGATGTCCGCAGTAGTCCTTGAGTCTCTTGCAAAAGAACCAAGTGATAAGCCTATCACTAGCCCTAACCAATTTGCAAAGCAGTTGAAAGTAGAAAAAAATGACAGGTATACCAACCTACAAAGCGCATTTCAAAAATTAAAAAACAAATAAAAAAATGGCACTAGATTTATCAGGATTAACTAACTATGTGAAGGAGAATGAATTGCAGTTGACTTCTGCAGCCATCTTCTCTGCAAAAACTGCTTCTTTGATTGAAGCACTTGGTAACGTTCAGGTCGGAGTAAAATCCGCTGAGACTATCAACATTATGACTACCGATGCTGTATTCCAGGCTGGCGGTACTTGCGGATTCAACTCTTCAGGAACTACCACTATCACTCAGCGTACTATCACAGTAGGTAAAATCAAGATTCAGGAAAGCATCTGCCCTAAGGCATTCGAGGCTAAGTACACTCAGAAGGCTTTGAGAGAAGGATCTACCTACGATTACATGGCATACGCTGCTGAATTCTCTGCTCAGAAAGTAGCAAGAATCGGTGCTGCCCTTGAGACTGCTATTTGGCAGGGAGATACTTCATCTCAAAATGGTCAATTGAACAAGTTCCAAGGATTTGCTACTATCATCAATGCTCTAGGCTTTGGTGGTTCAGGTGATCCTATCAATGGAAACTCTGCTCAAGTTACTACCTTGACTACTTCTACTGTGATTGCTGCTGTAGACGCGGTATTCGCTGCCCTTCCTGCTGCCCTTTTGGACAAGGATGATGTAGTGATCTTCTGCGGTAACGATACTTTCCGTGAGTATGTTATTGCTTTGAGAGAGGCTAACTACTTCCACTACCCTGTAGATGCTGCTAACATGGAACTAGTAGTTCCTGGCACAAACATCAAGTTGATTGGTGTTAACGGATTGAATGGTACTGATTACCTAGTAGGTCTTTCTATGAGCAATATGTACCTAGGTACTGACCTTTTGAATGAGCAAGATCGTTTTGAATTGTTCTATGCAAAAGAGGCGGATGAAATGAGATTCGTAGTTGAGTTCAAACTAGGATGTCAACTTGCCTTCCCTGATGAAGTAGTATTCTGGAAGAAGTATGTTGCTCCTTAATTCAAATCACGGGTAGGGGATTCACCCCTACCCTATTTTACTAATCTTTAAAAAAATAAAATATGGCTTGCGCATTAACTCAGAACTATACCCTTGACTGCAAAGATTCTATCGGTGGTTTGAAGGCAGTATGGTTTGCAGCCGTAGAAGATATTGCATCATGGACAGGTACTGCCGGAACTTACACCGGTGTGACTATGGATTCAGGCAAATATTTCTGGAAGTACGATCTTGTAAAAGAATCTTCCAACTTTGCTGAAGCCGTAAATACCAACGTTCAGAATGGAACTGTTTTCTATGCTCAGACCTTGGAGATCATCCTAAATAAATTGCAAGTGAATACTCGAAATGAGATCCTTCTACTTGCTAAAAATAGACTAGTAGCCCTTGTTCAGGATAATAACAATAAGACCTGGGTTCTAGGAATTGATAATGGACTTGATTTGACCGGTGGCGGTTCAGGATCAGGTACTGCATTCGGTGATCGTAACGGCTACACCTTGACATTCACAGGAAACGAGAAAGAACTTGCTGCCCTATTTACTGGCACTCCTCCTGTTGATTAATATTTGGTTTGTTGTTTAGATGTGAAAGCGCCTCCATTTTGGGGGCGTTTTTTTTGTGTACATACTTAAGAGTTTTAATATTTAAAGGTATGGTGATAATTGAGAAGGGTGCAAATAGCGTGATCTATATAGCCCTATTTGATAAACGAGAAACGAGCAGCAATTCCTATACCTTTCTATTTCAGCATGAAGTAACAAAGGAGGAAGTGACTTTAAACCTAACAGATGTGAGTGATTTCAAAGATAGATACTCAGAATTCGCAATCAGCGAAGCATCTTTTACAAGTAGCACAGTAGGCTTTTGGCGGTACTATGTTACCCAAACGGGAAGCGGTGCGGATATTATTGCCACAGGGAAAATGGAATTGACTGCACCGAATCTATCTACTACAGGAGTGGTAAGATACAACGGCTACAATGGTACTTATAAGACCTATACAACAAGCGCATGATAAAGTTATTTAAGTTCGATCAAGTTCCTCTACCCGTTTACAAAGAAGTAAAAGGGAAAGAATACGTTTACTACGGGGAAAAGAATGACTACCCAAACTACCTACTGCGGATCTACAACAATAGCGCAAAGAATAACGCTATTATAACAGGCAAGGTCGACTACATCTGTGGTAATGGTTGGACTGTCAAGGCAGAAGATGAAATGCAGAAGGCGAAAGCATTCGGCTTGATTGATCGAATCAACACCAAGGATGAAAGCCTTAATGAGTTGACTAAAAAACTTGTTACCGATTTATCTATTTTTGGAGGCTACTATCTTCAGGTAATCTGGACAAAAGGCACCGGTGAAATTGCAGAACTTTATCACGTTGACTACTACAAGGTTAGAACGAACCTAGACAATAGTGAATTCTACGTTTCGGATAATTGGATCAAGAACGATAACGTAAATCCAAGACCTGATTTTGAGACTTATCCTGCATTCGATCCTAATAACACTACAGGCACACAGATCCTATACTTTAAAGAATACAGAGCAGGGGCAAATACCTACTCCCTACCTGATTACAGAGGGGCTATTTCCTACATTGAACTAGACATCTCTATCGGGGAATACCACCTGAACACCATAAACAATGGAATGTTCTCAAGCAAGTTAATCAACTTGAATGGGGGTAAGGTAAGCCAAGAGGAAGAGGATCGAATTGAGAGACAATTCAAGGATAAATTCTCAGGGTCAAAGAACGCAGGAAAATTCATGCTTGCTTTCAATGATAGCAAAGAAAACGAGCCTTCAATAGTAGACCTATCGGGTACTGAATTAGACAAGCATTTCGACCTACTAAATAAGACTGTACAGCAGGAGATTTTTACCGGTCATAAGGTGACTAGCCCTATGCTTTTCGGGGTTAAAACAGAAGGTCAATTAGGTGGCAGAGCAGAACTTCGGGAAGCATCCGAACTATTCCAAAACACCTATGTAAACGCAAAGCAGCAAAGCCTTGAAGAGGTAGTGAATTACCTTCTGAAGTTTAATGATATCGTAGCAGAACTTGAGATCAAGAAAACTGAGCCTATTGCTTTTCAATTTAGTGAGCAGATTATTTCTACCAACATGACACAGGATGAAATCCGTGAGAAGTTGGGACTTGCTCCAATCGAGAAGAAAGAAAGTCAAGGCGCACAGGATATCATCAACTCTTTGAACAGCCTTTCCCCATTGATTGCTACTAAGGTAGTTGAGTCTATGGATGTGAATGAATTGAGGGGATTGATTGGTCTACCTGTAAGGACTGATATTACTACTCCAGAACAAATTGCTACAGAACCTGCTGCTGCTTTCTCCGATCACCTACACCTTGAGTGTAGTATCTCAGAACACGATGCAGACATCCTTAAAAAGTTTGAAGGCAAAGGGATATCAAAGGATAAATTCAAGGTAATTGAATCTTCAAAGATGCACTTCTCAAGCATGGAAGACTTCATCAAGCAGGATCTATTTGCTGAGTACCTACTCAATGAGGTGCAGAAAAAGATTATCACTCAGATTCAAAGAAATGAGGCTGTGACCATTCCGCAAATTGCCAAGGCTGTAGGCATAGATGAGGCTTCCGTGATCTCAAGAATCAATACTTTGATAGATGATCAGGTGCTAGTAGAGAAGATTAGCCGTGAAGGCTTGATCACTAGATCGGTAACCCGTACAGGAGATGCAGCAATCAAAAGACTTGAGCCTGTGACTTCCTTCAAGGTGCTTTATTCCTATGAGGAAAGACCAAACGTACCGGCAGCAAAGAGCGGATCTAGACCTTTGTGCGAGAAGTTGTACGGAAGTGGGCTATTCTTTACCAGAGAAGAGATTCAAAACATATCCAATCAGTTAGGCTATAGCGTATTTCAACTTTGTGGCGGATGGTACACCAATCCAAACACGGGCAGAAGAACTCCATTCTGCAGACATGAGTGGAAAAGAAATGTAGTAGTAGAAAAGACATCATAATGAGCGCAAATGTTTTAATGATATCGGAACAATCCTTCAAGGATTTCACGGTAGCCTCCGCAAATATTGACCTGAAGAATGTCACTCAGGTGATTAAGATGACTCAAGATAGGTATATACATCCTATCTGCGGGACTGCGCTTTATGATAAGATCCTCTCTTTGATAGTGGCAGGTACTATAGGTCAAGGAGGGAATGCAGTCTACAAGACTTTGCTAGATAGTTACCTTACAGATACACTTTTTAACTATGTCCTAGGTGAATTGCCAATGGCAATGCAGTACAAGTTCGTGAATAAAGGGGTAGTGAAGCGCAAAAGCGAGAACATCACAGAGCCTACCTTTGCTGAATTGCAGAGCATTAGTCAATACTACAAGGGATATGCAGAATGGTACGCAGAACGGGCTATCAATTACCTATGTGCGAACTCTACCCTATACCCTGAGTACTTGAATCCTGGTAGTGATGTCACTACTATCCAACCTGTGAGCAATCAGTACAAGGTGGCTATCAATCTAGGCCGTGGGGACTATGAAGATCACAGACCATACAGCGAAAGATACCAAGGGAACAGATACAAAAAACCATTCTAAAAATGGCTTATTCTAAAAACGAAAAAAAGTTAAAAGAATTCCTAAGCAAGCAGCATGACATTAGTAGACCTAGTCAAAAAGTTAAAAGCAATCCAAGAAGCGCACCCAATGATCCGAACCTTCGGAGAGGGTGATATCTATGACTATGTAGATAATGGCGGAGAGATTCAGTACCCTGTTCTTTGGACTGTGGTACGGCCTGCAATCTATAATTCTACTACTCTACGCTATGACCTAGTCCTTCTCTTTGCTGATCTATTGACTGAAGACAAAAGCAACAGGCTACAGATTCAAAGTGATCAGATGCTTGTGGCTTTGGATGTCCTAGCAAAATTAAAACTTGACAATGATTACACCTTTAATACTGCTCCTAACTCGACTCTGGAATTTTTCCAAGAACGCTTTGATGACTTTACAGCCGGTGTATCAATCACTATACAGGTTACTGCTCCAATGCCTCTAGACCTTTGTTCCATCCCTACCGAATAATGAAATGAATATCTTGCAGAAAGATGAAATAGGAGTACCCTCCACACTTGTAGCAGTCCTTGCGAATGTTTTCCAAGCCATAGGAATAGACTTCTTGAATGTGGTCTTGACTATGATCATTTCGCTGCTTTCCATTGTGTGGCTAGTTTATAAAATCAAAAACGAAAAGGCAATTTTTGACAGCAGGAAAGATGAAGAAGGGAAGTAGTGCGCAGGTAAAAGTGACCTTTGGAAAAAGGAGAAACGGAAAGGCAAAGAAGGCCTATAGTAAGGCATTGAATAAACCTAAAAAGTATAGGGGTCAAGGAAGATGAAAAAACCTATTAAATATATTGCTATTCATTGCACAGCATCTCAGCCTACTGCTACTGTGGCAGCCATTCAAAGGCATTGGAAAGATACGCTAGGATGGAAGTCCCCAGGATATCATCTACTGATTGAACCTAATGGAACGATTCATAGGCTCATGGATTTCAATGGTGTAGCAAACGGGGTAAGGGGTTTCAATAAAGAATCAATTCACATTTCTTATATAGGTGGAATCACTAAGGAAGGAAAGCCTGTAGATAACAGAACTGATGCGCAGAAAAAAGCAATTTTGCTGTGCATTAAAGAGGTGATTGAGTGGGCAGATAATAAGAAACTAATCATTCAGGGGCATAGGGATTTTCCAAATGCAAACAAAGCCTGCCCTTGCTTTGATGCGAAGGCAGAATACAGAGGGATAGTACAATGAAATTGAAGAACCTAAAAGCATGGAAGACTACAGCCCTAGGAATTATTCTAATTCTGGCTAGTATCTTAAGTGTCTTTGTCAAAAGTGTATCTTGGTCTGATGCTTCTTTCGGGATAGGAATCGGCCTAGTTTTAATCTTCAGCCCTGATACCATATTGAGCAGGTTTGAAAAGTTCGTAAAGTAACTGCAACCAAATATTCCCTAAATGGAATTAAATAAAATAGCACGCAATGTGCATTCTCTTTCACTAAGCAAAGAGGAAAACAGAGTAGCCCTTCTTTCGGATCTTCATTGGGATAATCCAAAGTGTGACAGGGATATGCTCAAGAGACATCTAGACTACTGCCTTGAAAATCAAATTCCTGTTTTTATCAATGGGGATTTTTTCTGTTTAATGCAGGGCAAGGGAGATCGAAGAGGTAATAAAAGCGACATCCTTCCTGAACATAACAATGCAAAGTACTTGGATAGCATAGTTGAAACGGCTGTAGAATGGTGGTCACCTTATGCATCCATCTTGACTGTGATAGGGTACGGGAATCATGAGACTGCGATAATCAAATACCAGGAGACAGACATCCTTCAGAGATTTGTAGACCTATTCAACTACAAGAATCAAAGCAATGTTTTTACCGGTGGATATGGCGGATGGATAGTATTAAAATACGAGATCAAAAGCAATACTTTCATGACTAAAAGCCTGAAGTATTTTCATGGATCAGGTGGAGGTGGAATAGTCACAAAGGGTGCTATTAACTTGACACGAGCCTTAGAGACCTATGAGAATATGGATGTATTCGTGATGGGTCACATTCACGAGAATGCTAGTAGAAATGATGTTAGGGACTGCCTCCACTACAACCAAGGGAAGCGGGTCTACGAATTACAGCAGAAGCAGATTCACCTTGCTATCACGGGATCTTACAAGGAAGAGTACGGTGATGGTTCGCATGGATGGCATATTGAGAGAGGCGCACCTGTCAAGCCTGTAGGCGGTAGGATATTAACCCTACACGGCAGAAGATCAGTAAGGGAAGGATCAGAGAATTATGAAATATTAGTAGACTCCCATAAGTTTCCGCTATGAAAGTAGAACTATCATTTAACCTACCGGAGGAAGAGGAAGATTTCCGAGCAGCCATAAACGGGCAGAAGTTAAGGTCTATCACTTATGACTTTGACCAATGGCTAAGAAACCAGATAAAGTACGAGGATCTCACGGATGAGGAGTACCAAACCTTACAAAAATGCAGAGATCAATTCAGGGCTATGTTTTACGATGAAGACCTATTTATAACTCAATGAAAGAAATGCTAGATGATGAACGGATCAGGATTGCTACCATCTCTTTTTTGATAGGTGTAATTCTTGCTTTTGTGATCTACCCTAGACCAGAAGTAGAGACAGTCTATAAAACAGAAACGAAGGTAGAAACGGATACAATTTACTCTCATGTAGTGGATACTATTTATGTGCCAAAAACTAGGATAAAAACTCAGGTTTTAAGGGATACAGTACTAAAAGAATATGAGCCTAAAATAAGCCTATTTAAGACCTCCTTTCCTTCGGAGTATGGAAGTACCCATGTAAGCGGTGAAGTCCTTGGAGAAGTCCTTAAAATGACTGCTACAAACGATTTCAAAATACCTGTGGTGACCAACACAATAACCGAAACAAAAACAGAGACAAAAGTCATAAAGACGAAGGGAATCTACCTAGGTGCCGGAGTGAATTCTCTTTTGCAACCTAGCGCAAAAGTTTCATATCTTGATAACAAGTACCTATTTGAATACCAATTCCAACCACTACAGGGAGTGCATCAGGTAGGGGTATCTAAAAAATTGTTTTAATGTGGATTGAAATAGAGGTAATGCTGTCTGGAAATACCATTGACTGGAAGTCTTTGGGTTTAGAAGTTCAGCATGAATGGAGCAGGCGGATGGTAAGGATCGGAGATATCCAATATGTTCAGGAGTTACTGCATGACATTCAGATAATCTACTTCTATGACAATACTTCCTGCTTGATCAAGGGCAGATATCAAGATATCAGGACTGAGATCCTGCATCTAGATCAGGAAAATGATTTAGATTAATTCGGATTTTTTTCGAATTAGTCTTCATTTGCTATCCTATTTTTCAGCCTGTTTTCCCTGTTCCTTTTGTACCTTTCCTCTTGTGTTTGAATCTTGAGTAGAACTAGGTAGCCTATCAGATCATTGATCACATCTTCATCATCCTTTTCCAGGCTACCATTTTTAATGCGCTTGAGTTTGTCATCTATGCGGATAAGCAGACCTTCCCTAGGATCTAGTTTTGAGAAGATGCCTATAGGCTCAAGGGCAGAGTTTCCATACTTGAGATTTTTAGAGACTAGCAGATCTGTTATCTCTGATAGGACTTTATATACTTTTTCGTGAAAGTTCATGGGATAAGATATTCAAAGATGGCTATAACTATCAAGGCAAAGATAAGAGAAAATCCAACTACTTTAAAGAAGGATCTAGATCTCTGACTCATGGCACTCCTTGAAAGTTTTAAACCTATCCCCTTTGAGGTATTGACTTGATTGGAACTTTGACCTTCCCTTCTTGATAAGGAAGCCATCCTCAAAAAGAATGTAAAACTCATTCTCAGATACTACCTCATTGAATTGGATGTAGTCTACCCACCACTCAGCAGGCTTGCGGTTTTCATCCATGATCTTAGAGGCTCTGCCGTATCCGAAGGGGTTAATGATTTCTGATTCTTGCATAGTTTTTTTTTGCAAGTTATAACCATAAAAAAGCACACTCGAAAAAAATCTCACTTTTTGTGTAAAATTTTTTCATAAATATTTTTTTTTCTAATTTTTTCCTTCGATATTTGATTCATCAAACAGGGACATAAAACCAAAAACTAAAAAAATCATGGCAAACTGGATAGACATCAAATCAAAATTCGAAGTAATGATTGAGAAATCAGAAGTGAAAAATCCTGAGTTTATCAAAACGCTACTAATAATTGCTAGAAGATCAAATACTTGTAGAAACCTACTTTATTCTGGATATTCTTGGGACTATATATGCTACACTAAGGCATTCAATGAAGCATCAGATGCTTTAGAATTAATGAATGGAGGCTATGACAAAAAGAGCAATAAATTTTGGTCAGAATGGAAGCAGTTTTGTGATGCTAATGATTGGTCATACGGAGGAAGCATATCAGATTGGATTGCATAAGGTTAACTGATGAGTCTTGAATAGACGAAACTGCCGAAAGGCAGTCTTAACCATAGACCAAAAAACCAATGAACTACGAAACAGAAAATTTCTACGATCAAGAAATCGAATTCACCTACGAAGGTAGGGAGTACGTCTGGCAAGGAGACTACACTATCGAACACACAGGAGAAGATGAAAGCGAATTTGCTCCTGCCTATGGCGAAATGGAGATCAGCATAGATCACACTACTAGCCTATCATATTATGATGAAGATCTTGAGAAGGTGGTGGAGGTCAAGCCTACTGCTTCGATCCTCATGGAATTAGAAATACAAATAGAACGCAATTACTAAAAACCAAACAAACAAACCAATGGAGAAATCAAATTCAATCCAAAACCTTACCCAATCCCTAGCCAAGTTTCACGCTATGGTTGGGCGCATTTCAAAGGATGCAAAGAACCCCTTCTTCAAGTCCAATTATGCAAGCCTTCCTCATATCATTACAGAGATAGCAGAGCCATTGGAAAAGGCAGGGCTAGTCCTATCTCAGTTCCCTAATGGGGATGGGCTTACCACTATGTTAATTCACGCGGATAGCGGTGAGTTTATCTCTGCTACCTACACCTTGCAAGTAGTAAGGCAGAACGATCCACAGGCTCAAGGTAGTGCTATCAGTTATGCAAGGAGATATGCTATCACAAGCGTGCTGAATCTAGCCATTTCAGATGATGATGCCGAGGCAGCAATGAAGCCTTTGAGACAAGCACCTGCACCTGCAAAGGTAGCACCTACAGAAGATCAATTCGCAGGAATAGTACAGTACTTGAACGGATCTCCATATCAGCAAAAAACAGCCAAGGAGGCACTAAAAAAATACACATTGACAAATGATCAAAAAGAAATAATCGAAGGACTACTATGAATTTGTATCAATTGACACAGGAGGCGCAGTACTTGGCTGCCCTCCTTGAAACCGAAGAACTAACTCCAGAACTAGAAGCAGAATTGCTGATCAATCAGGAGCAACTACAAAGCAAAGGCATAAACTATGCGAAGGTGATAGCGAACTATCAAAGCGAAGCGGATCAAATAGATGCCGAAATCAAGCGACTCAAGGCAATGAAAGAAAGCAGGGATAAGAAGGTTACATGGCTAACTGAAAGCCTAAAGAAGGCCATGCTAGTAAGCGGAATAGAGAAGATAGAAAGCCCACTATTCAAGATATCATTGAGAAGATCCGAGGCGGTGGAGGTAGAAATCCCAGAGGCTTTGCCGGTAGATTGGCAGGTGAAAAAGGTCACGATAACAGCGGATAAAGTAGCAATCAAAAAAGCAATCAAAGAAGGGTACTCTATCACGGGTGCTAGACTAGTAGAAAACTTTAACCTATCAATCAAATGAAAAAGACAGCAGTAGACTACCTATTTGAAAAACTTTGGGGAATACCAAAAGACAAATTTACCTGGCAAATGATTTTAAATGAAGCAAAGAAAAAAGAAAAGCGGCAAATAACTGATGCCTACGATCAAGGTATTTGTGAGGGGTTTGATTATGGCTACCATAATGACAATCCAAAAGAAGAATCAGGTGAAGAATACTACAATAAAACATACGAAATCAAATGAGATACCTAGGAAAAGAAATACAGAGACCAGGAGACCTTGCACCTAAGGGAATAAGATCTACCTACCAAACAGAAAAACTTCCATTCAATGAAACTTTTGAAAGAATATGGCTGCTTGCAAATACCAAAGCCTAGCACCCCTTGTCAAGGATTTATACGCTCAAGGCTACACAAGGAATAAGATAGCCGAGATCATGGGAGTCAAGAATATCGTGGTACAGTACATCCTCTATAAGATCCTGCTAGTAAATAAGAGCAATTCAAGAAGTAACTTGATGGAAGTACTACCAAAGGATCAGGTGAACAGGATAATAACCCTTTCCTGTTGGGGCTACAATAACTATGAAATTGCCGAGGATCTAGATTTGCCTGTCAAGAATGTGACTCTGGTGATCAAGGAAGCACGAAATAAAAAATTAATTCAAAAATTTTGTTGAAATATTTTGTTTTCTAATTTATTCCTAAGATATTTGACCTATCAAATAACTCTAACCAAAAAACACCATGAAAATTTTAACAAACTCAACAGGAAAAAAAGAAGTGATGATCAGACAAAATGGAGAAAAATCAGTAATTGCTTTGTATTGTCAAGTTTATAAGGGAGAATCTGAAGTTCTAGAATCTAAGTTCTTTTCAAATTTCAAGAATGCAGAGAAGTGGGCTGCTAAAATCCTTAACTAATCACAGCCCTTCGGGGCTTTACTTTCTACACCGATGAAAAAAGCACTTCAAATCACAGGCAAAATCCTCTACTTTATCGTAGCCATGTCTCCCATCTTTGCCCTAGGCTATATGCTAGGACTTAAATTAATCTAAACACAAAAAACCTATGGAAAATCTAACAATCAAAACCCTCAAATCAGTAGAAGTAGAAGCGGACTTCACGCTATCTGCCTACTTCAGTATTCACGATTACAACTTCTACAAGTTGCTAAATGATAAGACCTGCCTGGCAGTAACTTACTACCCTAATAATAGGGACACGATCTTCAGCCTTGAGTTATTCCCTAGCATAAGGGTAGAAAACATTCGCTATGTGCAGTACATGGTGAATGAGAAAAACTACAAGGAGATTACTCAGGAAGAATTTGAAAAGAATCTAAACGATTGCAAAAAATTTATCTCAACGCTATGAAATCCACAGACTCACAGACTGCCTTGATCAAAGGGTGGCTATTGAATGGCTACTCAATCACCCAACTAGATGCCTTGAATATGTTTGGCTGCTTCCGGTTATCCGCAAGGATAGCCAATCTACGAGAGGAAGGTCTTGACATTGTCACCGACATGGTGAATGTAAACGATAAACGCATAGCAAAATACTACCTGAACAAATGACCAGAGAAGAAATAATTACCGAACTAAACCACCGTAGTACCCAGAAGTACTTGGTGTATCTAGCCCTGCAAGAGATCATGCTTGATTACTATGAGGATGTTTCCATGCTCAAATTCTTTGACCTGGATTTGCAGACCAAGCACAAGAACATGATCAATGCTTTAAAGAAAAAGTCTACACAGGCTTTTAGATACCTTGAGGGCTACGATAATGGCGAAGCGACTATCAAGCAGTTTCACGAATTTGTGACCTTATTCGAAAGACTTCACACCGCTATCGATGAAGGGGGCAGCATCTTCCATGATTGCCTAAATGCAGTAGAAGATATCCTAGATAAGCATGAAAAGGCGCAGGGTAACTGAAGAGGAAAAGCAGATAATCTTTGAAGGTTGGCAGGATAGAAAGCCTATCAAGGTCATTGCTATTGAATTAGGTAGATGCTACGGAACTGTCTTTGCTGAATTAAAAAAAAGGCATCTAGTAGGATAATTGAAAAAAAGTATTATATTCGTGCATTCAAGAATCATTCCTGTGTGGAAGCGAGAATGATTCCATAGGTTAAAACTAACCTGAGCCTGGCAGTCTTCCACCTGTCGGGCTTTTTTATTTTCAAAAAATGAGCGGATGGATTAAAGTACACAGACAACTTCAGGAGCATTGGGTCTGGTCAAAGCCTGAGTATTTAAAATGGTGGCTTGACATTTTGATGTCGGCTAACATAGAACCAAAGAAGGTTTTGATTAAGGGTCAACTTTTAGAAGTTAATAGGGGTGAGGTAGTTTACTCCTATGAAACTTGGGCGAATAGATGGAAAATCAATAAGTCTAAGGTTTTGAGGTTTTTAAAAATGCTTGAAAAAGATTCAATGATCGTACTAAAAAGCGAAACGGTTACAACACGGCTAACTATCTGTAAATATGATACTTACCAAGGTGAGCGAAACGATAGTGAAACGCAAGTGAAACGCACACGAAACGCAAGTGAAACGCAAGTGAAACCAACTAAAGAAGTAAAAGAATTAAAGAATGAAATAAGTAAGGAGACTTTTATCTCTTTAGATGAAGTAGAGGAAGAGATGGGTAAGGAAAAGCCAATGCAAAGATCTTTCTTTATTAGAATGCAGTATATCTATAACCTAGATGAAAAGAAGGTAAAAGAAGCCTTTAAGAATTGGAAGATCCTGAAGGAAGGAGAAGCAATGACTATAAGCAAAGCACAGAACTCATTCAATCTCTACTTGAAGAATAATGCAAGCACAGGATACAGCGAAAGCAAACAGGTACATAAGCCTAAGTACGCAAAGTCTACTATTGAAGATAATTGGTGGTAATGGAAGCGAAAGATATACAGAAAATGAATGAACTGAATAGAGATATTTGGGGCATGATAGTACAGGCACAGCGAACTAAGAACTGGGCATTGATTGAAGTCAACTTAAAGAGGCTCTATTCCTTACAAAAAAAATATATTAATTTAATCAATATCATGGATTATGAGGTAAAAGGTACTACCTTGATGCTTCAAGATGAAATAAGGGTAAGGAATCAATTTGAGAAGCAATGGTTCAAAGATGTAGCAGAAAGAAATAATGCCTATCAGGAGATGAAAGAGAATATAGATAAACACTTTGCTGAATGAAAAAGAAATCAGATAAGACCTTTGACCTGGAATTTTGCGAGGCATCTATCAAAACCTTTGCAGGGCAGAGAGATTCAATGCTGCAGAACTTCAGGAAAGGAAAGGAGGCAGGATCGAAGACCTATGTTAGGGACATTGACCAAATCAGTAGTGGAGGTATTCAAAATAAAATGTGGTCTTGGAAGGCAGGAGAATTTAACCTGTGGACAGGATATAATAATGAAGGGAAGTCTCAGTTCTTAATTTTTCTATGCGTATTAAAGGCAATAAATGAAGGATGGAAGTTTGCATTCTTTAGTCCTGAAAACTATCCACCTGATGAATTCTTTGATGACATCATTCACACTATCCTAGGAAAAAGCACAGATAGATTCTACAAGAATTTTGATGTATCTGAGCAGGAATACTTGAAGGCTTTTGACATGGTTAAGGACTCTTTCTACTTTGTCTATCCGGAAAAGAACGGAGTGCCTGATTTTACCATTGAGCAGATTGAATCAGTTTTTGAATTCCTAGTTTGGGAGAAAGACGTGAAGGCTGTGGTAGTAGATCCCTACATAAAGATACGGCACGAGATGACAGCAGGAGAGCCTGAACACCTATACGCTTCTAGGTTTATGATGGACAGGATAAACTTCACTAGAAAGAATAATGTATCCTATCACCTTGTCATGCACCAGACTACACCTAGGAAGGAGAAGGATGGAAACTACCCTCCACCTAGTCTATACCAAATCAAAGGAGGTGGTACATTTGCAGACTCTACTGATAATTCTATCTCAGTATGGAGACCGAATAGGGCTACTGATCCAAATGATACCACAGTAATCATTAAAACCGATAAGATTAAGAAACAGAAATTGGTAGGTGTACCTTTTGAGATTGAGATAGACTTCAATAGAAAGAAGAATAGGTACATGGGGAAGGATGGCTTTGACTATTTTGAGAATGCGAAAAAAGTAACCGGTTCTGAACTGGTTCAAGAGCCAAGATTAGAGAAGTTTCACAGATCAGGAATAGAAGATTTTGAAATCAATCAAGAAAATATAACACCATTTTAAATGAAAGACAATAGGCACAGATTCCCGTACAAATGGAATTTAAAGGATGCAGTATTCACTAAGGATAAAGGGAAAGTTTTTTCATGCTTTGCCTGTGGTGGAGGCTCTACAATGGGCTACAAGTTAGCCGGCTTTGATGTACTAGGATGCAATGAGATTGATCCTAAAATGATGGAAGCATATAAGGCTAATCACAATCCAAAGTATTCTTTTCTTGAGGGTATTCAAACCTTTAAACTTAGAGAGGATCTTCCAGAAGAACTTTATAACCTTGACATACTAGATGGATCACCTCCATGCAGTTCATTTTCTATGGCAGGGAATAGGGAATCTGATTGGGGGAAGGAAAAGAAATTTAGAGAAGGCCAGGCTGATCAAGTCCTTGATACTTTGTTTTTTGATTTTATTGATCTAGCAAAAAAACTGCAGCCAAAAGTAGTAGTGGCTGAGAATGTAAAAGGCTTACTTCTAGGAAATGCTATTGAGTATGTTAAGAAGATTTATAAGGAGTTTGACCAGGCAGGATACTATTGCCAGCATTGGCTACTTGATGCTTCTAAAATGGGAGTTCCACAAAGAAGGGAAAGAGTATTCTTTATTTGCTTGAGAAAAGATCTTGCAAATCCTTTCCTTGAGCAAGTTGATTTCTTTACATCTTTACCTAAATTAGGTTTAGATTTTAAAGAGCCTGAAATAAAGTTTAAAGAGTTTTATACTTATGGTATAGATGATAGACCAGCATCAAAAGGCAAAATGTTTGAATATTGGAATCAAAGAAAAAAAGGAGATAAAAATTTCGCAGATACATTGACAAGAGTAGAAGATAGGCATAGTTGCTTTAATAATTATTATTTATATTATAATGAAACACCTAACACATACACAAGTAATGCAGATGTATTTTATTTATTTGATGAATATAGAAAGCCTAATCAAATAGAAAGTTCATGTATTGGATCATATCCTCAAGACTATAATTTTAAAGGAGTTCAATATCATTACCTTATCGGAATGTCTGTGCCTCCAGTAATGACTGCACAAATTGCTACAGAAATTTATTTACAATGGCTTTCAAAAATTTAAAAAATGAAAAAGATAATCAAGAGTTTTACACCTTCAAAGCAGGATCTGTTCAGCATACAGTCTACCTTGCTTTCTATCTTTGCCCTATTCCATTTTGAATTTGAATTCGGTCTTTTGTTTATGGTCATAGTAGCCCTGTACACTATCGGGATGGATCAACTCTATAAGGCTTTCAGATGATACAATTCAAGATCAATGAAAAGCCTCTTTCAGTCAATGGGGCATTTCTAGGTAGGAAGATCAAATCAGCAGCCTACAGGGAGCATGAAAAAACTATGCTTCTGAGGATGCCTGCAGGAAAAGTAGATCCTGATGTCATGCTTAGAGTGGAATTGTTTTTCGGTTTCAGTTCAAAAGCCTCCGATATTGACAACGGGATCAAAGTCACCCTAGACCTAGCCCAAAAGAAGTACGGCTTTAATGATAAAATGGTCTTCGAGTTAAATGTCAGGAAGTGCATTGTCAAGAAAGGGGAAGAATTCATTCAGATGGGGATTTATAAAATGTTACCTTTTTAGACAAAATTCATCCTTTTAGATTGGATATTAATTTTAATACTATATTTGAATAAATAACAAACCAAATGAGCGTAGAAGAAGGAAGATTTATCAGGCAAGCCAGGAAGAAAAGCGGCTTCACTCAGTTAGAACTCTGTAAGAAATTAGGCATAAGCCATGCACCTATTAACCAAGTTGAGAATGGATGGGAATCTATCAGCCTTTTCAATCTTAGAATGATATGTGAGGCTATAGGATTAGAAGTTGTAATCAGAGAAAAGAAACAGAATGCCTAGAATGCTCCCAAAATCTAGACTTGATTACTCTCTTGAGATCCGCTACAGGCTTTCAAATGGGGAGTGGTCTAAGTGGATGAATAAGGGCAAAGGTAGTTTTCAAAGTATCGAATTAGTGCAAAGTCAAATTAGACTTCTAGCAGCCTCATATAAGGGCAGAGAGAAGGAAGTACGCTTTGAATGGAACGGATGGCTATGCGACTATGCAGGTCTTCCTACAGGCGAAGTAATTAGCCTAAAATGAAAGCGATCGGATGGCTATATGATCAGGAGTTTAAATATGTTTTCCAGAACATAGGTAAGGATCTATGGGAAGATCTACGGCAAGAGGTAGCAGTCATAGTCCTAGAATACGATCAGGAAAAACTCAGGGAATTAGAAGCCAAAGGAAAGCAGGTTTTCAAGTTTTGGATAGTGAGGATCTGCTGCAATCAAACCAATAGCAAATACGGGAAGTTCGGCAGGATGTATGCAGCCCTAGTTCCGGTTGATGACATAGTCAAGTTTATCAAAGAAGAGGAGGAGATAGACAACAGCCAGGCGGTAGCAGACTCAATTTCAAAGATAGTCGAGGGTCTGTACTGGTACGATCAGGAGATCCTCAAAATGTATGTTGAACTAGGATCAGTCCGGAAGGTATCAAAGCAGACAGGCATTCCACATACTTCAATTTTTATAACCATTAAAAACATCAGAAAATGTATCAAGCAGCAGTTAGTATACTAGGGTCAATCGGGATTACCTTGATTTACTTTTACATCCTGAATATTCCTGCGGTATTTACAAGGGTAACAAAGCGGAAACTAGTCAAGCCTTTCTCCTGCTCCTTCTGTATGTCCTTCTGGATTAGCCTGTTTTTTCTAATCTTAAAAACGGATTTGCTAGAAGCGATATTTATAAGTAGTATAGTACCCTTCATCTATCTAAATGTGGAGGATCATTTCACTAACAAATTTCAATCATGACTCCAGAAGATCACGAACTATTCAAGAAGCATTTTGAACTTTACGAATGCTACAAAAAGCACGCTTTCATTCGCAATTATAGCAAGGAAGTATACGCGGAACTCATTCACCTATACACTACCTACGTTAACCCGAAGCACAACTTCAGCCATTGGTGCAGTTCATGCAGGGCTGAGTTAGTTAATTACCTGTACGGATGGTACACGAATGATCAAAATACTACTTGGTACAGAAAGCAGCAGGAAGAGGAAGCAGCACAGGCTTTGCAGGAGGTAGAGGTAGCATTCACCACAGAGACACCGGTGATAGAGAATAAGCCAATCAAGAGAAGAAGAAAAACCAAATAAAAAACACATGGACAGCAAACCAAAAACCAAACTAGGAAACGGGAAGAAAAGAAACGATTCTTGGATCACGGCTTCCCTATGTCTATCCGATGCCGAGGCTCACGCCTACACATACAACGGCAAGAAGTATGTCAACTTGAATGTAAACATCTACGATAAGCCGAACGAATACGGCAAGGATGTGGCAATCAGTTTGAATGATTACAAGAAAGAGGTGGAGGCTAAGAAAATGGAAGAAAAATGGCCTATCAAAAATACTGCACCTGCTACTCCTTACCAGGCTGAGGACTACGATCTACCCTTCTAACTATGGCAAAGTTCAAACTAGAAGTGGAGGAAGGATTCTATGAATCTGACAGCCTTACATCCCTGATCTTTGAGGTGCTGAAGCATAGGTTTTGGCATCTCAGGACTCATGGCAAGTGGATGGATTAAAAAGAAAACATAAACATCAAATCAAAAAAATCATGTCAAATTTTCAATTGAATTTCAATAGCCCTAAAAAGGTAGTAAGTATCACCCTAGATGAAGAAGAAGGAATCTTTCAACTTGCTTACTTGTTTAAGAAGTTGCTAGATGATGCAGGGATAGCCAACAAAGTAGAGGAAAAAGAAGTAGAAGTAGTTGAGGCTACAGAAGAGAATAGCAACTAAATAGACAAAAATCCACAAAATGGACTTAAAAAAGAAAGCATTTCTTGAAGCCTACAGAAAGGCCTTTGGTAACATATCAAAGGCCTGCAAGGCTACCAATATGGACAGGGGGACTTTCTACGATTGGAAGGTCAAAGATTCTGAGTTCCTATCTGCATTGGAATCCATTGAGCCTGATGAAGACTTTGCTGATTTTGTGGAGGATGCCCTAGTAGAAAAGATCAAGGACAAAGATACTACTGCTATCATTTTCGCCTGCAAAACCAAACTTAAAAAGAGGGGCTATGTAGAACGGCAGGAGATCACCGGTGCTGATGGTAAAAAGGTATTCGAGGTAAAGATCGTGGATGACGGCAATTAGTATAAAAACAAATAAGGTATTCCGCCATCTTGAGAGTAGCAAAAGCAAGATAGTAGTTCAGCAAGGTGGCACGAGATCAGGGAAGACTTACAATATCCTTCTCTGGATTATTTTTTCATACTGCGAAAAGAACAGCGGTAAGATTATAACCATCTGCCGGAAGACCTACCCTGCTTTGAGGGGTACTGTCATGCGTGACTTTTTAACTATCCTCAAGGATCACGAGATCTACTCGGAAGATGACCATTCAAAGACTGCATCTGAATACAAGTTGAATGGCAATACCATTGAATTCATATCTTTGGATATGCCTCAGAAGATCAGGGGTAGAAAGCGAGATCTACTATTCGCAAATGAGGCTAATGAATTGACCTTTGAAGATTGGCAGCAGTTGCTATTCCGTACAAATGAAAAGGTAATAATTGACTTTAACCCTTCGGAGGAGTTCCACTGGATCTATGACCAGGTGCTACCTAGAAAGGATGTAGAATTCTATCAGACTACCTACAAGGACAACCCATTTTTAGGGGCTGAGATCAAGGCAGAAATCGAAAGGCTCAAGGAGATAGATGAAAACTATTGGAGGGTCTACGGCCTAGGTGAAAGGGGACAGAGCAGATCTCTAGTATATACCTTCAGTACTACCAAGCAGATCCCGAAGGAGGCTAAACTTGTAGCCTATGGTTTGGACTTTGGATTTAGCAACGATCCTACGGCATTGGTGCGGACTTACATCTTAGAGGATGCCATGTATGTAGATGAACTGATCTACCGAACAGGAATGACCAATCAGGACATAGCAAAAGAGATGCAGAGCCTGGGGCTAGATAAGTCGAATGAGATTTATGCCGATTCAGCAGAGCCGAAAAGCATTGAGGAGATCTACCGGATGGGATGGAATGTGAAACCTGTGGTGAAGGGTGCTATTAATCTAGGGATAGACATCATCAGGAGATACAACCTTTATGCAACGGAGGGAAGTTACAACCTGATTAAGGAACTCCGGAACTACAAGTATATCGAAGATAAGAATGGGCAGATGACTAATAAGCCTGTGGACAATTTCAACCATGCCTTGGATGCTCTCAGGTATTCGGTGGTTAATAAGATATCGAATAGTCATCTAGGGAAGTACTCCTTTAGATAAATACATCAAACCTTAAAAATATATTTCTAATCATGTGGGATAAATTGACTGTCGGGCAGTTCATCAGCCTGTACGATATCGAGACTAACGCAAATCTAAACATCATTGAGAAGCAGGCAAAGATGCTTGCTATCGTGGAGGGTAAAAGTGAGGAGCATTATGATACCTACAAGTATAGGGACTTAATGCACACCTACGCAGAGAAGTTGGATTTCTTCAATAATATTCCACAGACCAAACCTGTAGACTATTTGCAGGTAGGGGATAACAGGTACAAGTTCTGCCATGAACTACACGAGATCACGGCAGGTCAGTACATTGACATTCTTGCTTTTAGCGGTGAAATCATGCAACTCAACAAAATTGCAGCGTGCTTCTTTCTACCGATGAAAGGAAAGAGATATCAGGGCTATGGTGTAGTGCCTCATGACGTGGTGGCAGATGATTTGCTAGGGGCAAAATTCATAGAAGTATATGCTTGTATGCTTTTTTTTTGTCAATTATTCAGCGAATTAATAAGCAATACCATAACCTCCTCAATGGTGAATCAGGAGATGGCGAAGAAGGTAGTGGATTTATGGCAAGGTGGGGCTGGGTATTTAGCACTAAGCAGGTCGCAGACTTCCAGAACATAAAGGTAAATGATGCCTATGATTTGAGGGTAGTGGAGTACTTGAATACCCTAGCATATTTGAAGGATTACAACAAGGACAAAGAAGCACAACTAAAGAAATGGCAGTTGCAACAAAAACTCAAGTAGCGAATTTAAACATAGGCGGAAGGAAACTTGAGCCTAGCGAATATGTCGCTGCTGTAGAAGGCACGTTAATCAAAAACGTGAGTGATGCCATGACCAAACTAGGCATCAACATAGTTGAAAACCTAGCCAAAAATACACCTGCGGATTCAGGTAGATTGTCTTCCTCTTTTTCTGTGATAGGGGTAAAGGAAACAAAGACCGGATACAGGCTTGAGATTGGAATAGGGGTAGACTATGCAGACTACATAGATAAGGGGGTAAGGGGTATTCAAAACAAGCGGAAGACCTACAAGAATGATCAGGGAAAGTTCTACCAATTCAAGACCTACGGAATGCCTCCTGAAGCCTTACAGCAGTTGCAAGGATGGATGCAGAGGAAGAACATGGAGATAGAGGCGACTAACCTGATAGAGGGCAGAAATGTACTACCTCAGATTTCAACAAGTGCAAAAAGATTAGCATACTACATCAAAAAGTATGGTATTGAAGGGCGGCAATTCATCAAGAAATCAATCGATGAAGCGACACCTGAATTCAATGTCGACATTCAAACCATTGGAAGTGATTCACTCGTTTTAAGAATAAGCAAATGATAACCCTAGTAGAACCAAGCATAGACATCCTTCCGGCATTCAATCGGATTAACTACACGATAAGCAGCACGAACTCTGAGGAGATCGGTTTTAAGTATGTGGTAAAAGTTTATAACTCAGATGATGAACTAGTCACTACTGCATACTATGATTCACCTGCTGATCCTGGAGATCCTGTGGAGTTCGATGTCTCTAAGTACGTCTCTGTTGACTTTACCTACAGCAAGGGGTTCTATGAGACTGCTACTTCCTCAAGTTCAAAGAATGCTATCAAGGGATACTACCTGAAGTGCTACGAATACTACGAAGTTGATGGGGAATTTGTTATCGTTTTGGCTAGTGAAGTAGTGAGTGAAACTAAGTACGCTTTCGCAGGTGCTTTGCCTTTGCTTGAGTTGAAAAATTGGTACTCAGGACAGGCTCAGTATTGGGGATCTAGCAACACAGTATACAAGCCTTTGACTGCATGGGATACTATCAAACTAAGAGAGACCGATGCTCAGGTTTTCGGCTTTATCAATACAGGTCTTTTGACCAATGTCGAACTATTGGTTACATACAATAACGCTACCACTCAGACCTACTACATTACACCTACCGTAGTAACTAGCCCACACATCACTTACATTCAGATCACTCCTTTGACCTATGGCGGTAGTGTAGCATCTATTCAATTATTCGTGAATTGGAATAACGGCTCAGCAAGGAGGTACAAATTTGCAACCCTATATACTCAATCCTGTGGCAGGTACGATCCGATGCGCATAGCCTACCTGAATAAGTACGGGGTTTATGATTTCTTCAACTTTGACCTAGTGAATAAGACTAGTTTTCAGATTGAAAAGAAGGGCTATGAGAGAAACTATAACGGGGATATTTACGAGGCGAATGGGATAGTGGTAAAGAACGTTAACCCTATCTACTTTACAAAGGAAACTCAGAATTGGAGAATCATTTCGGACTACATTAATGACGTGCAGGCGGAACTTCTCAGGGAACTGTATTCTTCCCCTTTGGTATATTTAAATTTGGTAAATGATAACTACATCACTCCTTCATGGATACCAGTGAAGCCAAACGCTACCACATACGAGGTAAAGAAAACTGCTTCGGATAAGTTATTCAACCTAGAAATTGACGTAGAATTCCAACTACTAAACACCAGACAGGTAATATGAGCGCAAGGCTATTCGTAGAAGGGATCGAAGCGGATACCCTTGGAGATATCGATGTTGATTTCACCTTCTCGGTGGCTGATGTTAGCGACATTGAGAGGAGAAATACTTCCTATTCAAAGACTATTATCCTGCCAAACACGGCAAAAAATCAAAGCCTTTTTGGGAACATCTTTGATATTTCGGTGAACAATGACTACTATGAAGAGGATGTCAACATAGGGGTAAACTTTAACCCTGCTAAACAGGCAAAGGCTCAGATCTTCCTTGATAACGTCAAGATATTTGACGGGGTTTTAAGGATGTCTAAGATCAATTCAAGGGAAGGGGACATCACTTATGAGGTCAATATGTTTGGTAGGCTTCGGGATATCCTTCATGAGTTGGGTGATAAGACTCTGGCAGAACTAAATTTTGCGGACTATGACCACGTCTGGAACAGAACCAATATTGAAAACTCTTGGGGCAGGACTGAATGGGTAGAAGGAGCGCAGAACTATGTCTATCCCTTGGTGGATTATGGCTATTCAGTTGACTCAATCACCTACCAGATCAAGAACTTCAAGCCTGCTGTATTTGTCACCGAGATTTTGAAGCGAATCTTTGCCGAGGCTAACTTTCAACTAACTGCACCTTTCTTTGAAAGTTTCTATTTCAGAAAGTTGCTACTGATCACGGCGGAAAAGACCATCACAAGAGAAAGCACTACCCTACTGAATCAGACTACTAACCTATTTCAGCAAGAGGTAACTACAGATCCTGACTTTACCCATCTGCTAGGATTTACATCCGTAGAGACTTCAGGATTCACCATTACTAACTCAGGCACTCGATTCACATGGAATAAAGCGCAGCCTTTAAACACGGGATTGAACCTAAATTTTAAAATATTCTTGGAGGCTTTGCAAGGATATACAGACAATGTTTGGACTGTCTCAGTTTTAAAGAATGGATCTGAGGTTTTGTACAGCAGCAAGTTAGTTTCCTTTATTTCTGCAGGTCAAATCTATGCATGGGATGTCTCAATAAGTGGAGGCATTGATCTTGCCTTGAATGACTACTTTGAAATCAGGCTTACCGGAGAGATTGCAGGATCAGGAACGAATACCCAACTACAGACAGAGGTAGTGATTCAGCCTGGAGGGACATTCAAGATCGGTAATACTGTCCCCGTGGCGGTAGAACTTGAGGAAGGTGATACCATGAAGATAGGCTACACCTTGCCAAAGTCTATGAAGCAGAGGGATTTCTTGAAGTCTATCATTTCGATGTACAATCTTTATGTGACTCAGGACAGGCTTCGGACAAATGTCCTTGAGATAGTACCCTACAATGAGTTCTACAGAACCTTCAAAGATCAGGCACTTGATTGGAGTGATAAACTAGACCAATCACAGGACATCACTATAACCCCTCTTTCCGAACTATCGGCAAAGGAATACAGGCTTACCTTTGATGATGATAGCGACTACTGGTCTACATCTTATAAGACCAAATTCAATGAGGCATACGGGGAAAGTAGGACGATCATTGACAATGATTTTATACTTGACACAAAGACTGTCAAGGTGGTATTCAGCCCCCCTGTAATGAGGGAGCAGGTAGCAGGTAGAATCATGATTCACCTTTACAAGGTAGAGAATGGGGTCAAAGTACCTGATAACTTTAAGCCTAGAATAGCGTATTGGAAGCCACAGGTCGACTGCCCTTCATGGAATATCGGATATGCTTCGGGCAATATTGCCTATACTAACTATCCCTATGCAGGTCACCTAGATGATCCTATCGAGCCGCAAACAGATGTGCTGTTTTCCTTTCCTAGAGAGGTCTATTTTAGCATTGGTCTATACCCTCAAAATAATAACCTATACACGGAATATTACGAGGGGCTAATCACTTCGATAGGGGACAGAAATAGTAGGCTTTTAGAGGGATATTTCTACCTAACTCCTACCGATATTTCAAACCTTGATTTCAGGACTATTGTCAAGGTAGGTGTTCACTACTTTCAACTTGAAAAGGTAGACAAATACAACCCGATAGCGAACGGGCTTTCCTACGTTTCCCTATTCAAGATCCTGAGAAATGTAAGCCCTGTGGACTATGACTACATCCTTCTTGAGAATGATGCCTACATGCTACAGGAAAACGGAAGTTCTAGATTTTATATTTAATCGATATGGCAGATAAGAGAATAAGTCAACTGATTGAGAGAA